TACTGTATTCCCAGCACTTGCAGAAGCAGGTAGCGTTATCGTGACTGCGCTCGCGCTATTAACAATAATCTGATCCCCAGCCACCGCAGTATATGCGCTGGTTTTGACAAGCCAAGAATTGTATGCCCCACCAACGGTAGCAAAAGATAACACTCCCGAACCGTTAGTTGATAAGACTTGGCCCGAACTTCCATCAGCCGTCGGCATTTTGATGCCATTTAAGTTAGTAGAAGCTGCGTTGTAGGCATAGTTACCCATGTAAGCGTGGCTTGAACACTGGTAGTAAAGAACGCTGGGCGTTTCTCTGTCTACTGCTATCTGTGTGTAAGCTCCTGCACTTCCCGGAGTCCCGTTGGTTGTTACGCCTGTAGTATAAGCTGTCGTTTTAGCAGCATCCATGTAAAACAACAGGGGGTGACCACTGTTTGACCCGTCTGCTTGGTCAAAGCGGTAAACGTATTCACTGTTAGCTGTAACGCTGTCTGTACCGTGTAGGCTAATAGCAGGAGACTCAATACCATTTAGAAAATAACCTGAGCTACTTCCGTCTCCATTATATGGATGTGCTGAAGTTTTAGACGCTACTGTAACTGTAAATACTACAGGGCTAGAAGCACTTCCGTAAACTCCTGCTGAACTATTAGCTGTTAAAATACCTACGGCTGTAATGTCTTTACTTTGAGCATCTAAGTTACCCCCAAGTTGAGGTGTAGTATCCTCTACAACATTTGATATAGCACTTGATGTTGCAAGTCCTGCTACAACTGTACTTCTAGTAATTTTCTTTAGACCACCACCTGATGTATCTACTGCTAAGAATACATCATCACCAGCTACTGTACTTATTTCTGATAAGGAACCTACAGCTACTGAATTAAAGTTTGAACCATCTGCTATAAGTAAATTACCAGAGGTATTTGTACCCATAGTAATGTCATCACCAGATACTGTAAGGTCGCCAGTTACTACTAGCTCCCCTGCAATAGTTATGTTGTTGGCAAGTTTATCTCCTGTTACTGCATCGTCAGCAATAGAAGCAGTCACTACAGCATTAGAGGCTAATTTAGCAGCCGTTACTGCATCGTCAGCAAGTTTAGCCGTAGTAATTGATCCATCAGTAATAACTCCACTGTCTGCTTTAGTTGCTATTGCAGTTGCAATGTTATTGAACTCTGTGTCAATCTCTGTGCCTTTAACAATCTTAGCAGCATTACCTGAAGGCAGGCTATCCTTTGCTGCAAAGTTTACTGTCTTTGTATAGTTACTCATTAAATTAATCTACCTAAAAGTGCTTCAGTGTTTAACTCTTGTATTGACAAAGAGCCTCCATCAATTGTTGCTTCAATACCTATTGTAGCTACTTTACCTGAGCCTGTAGCTTTTACTCTAGCAATATCAATTACATTAGTTACGCCGTATTGAGAAGTAGCTACATTGTATTCAGAAATACCGTACTCAGCTTGTTCACTTTTGGCTATAGTAAATGACTGTGTGCTATAGTCTTCTCTGTAGTCATAAGCCCAGTTGCCAACTACTTGACTCTCTGAACCACCTATGACCGTAAAAGATATTTCCTTTAGCATTTTAATCTTTGAAGGATCACCAAAAGACATAGGGTTTGTAAAATACTTTATTGTGTATGTAGCAGTATCATCAAGAAATCCATCGTATTGATTGATTCCTTTAGAACTACCCAAGTAAAGTAAGCCATCAGCAGTTCTAGTACCACAAAGTAAAGATACGTCTTTCCATGTAGTGGCTCTATAGCTACCGTCCTCTAGTGTACCTCTCATGTCAAACACATAGACTTCTGATGACGTAGGTAACAACAGTAAGTAAAAAGATTCTTCAGGACTATAGACAGACTTAATAATACCTGTCTCTGAAGTCACTGATGCCATCAAGGTGTCTCTAACATTCTTGGACACATTGCCAATAGGGTTAGACTTCTCTTGTATAACTCTGCCTAAGCTACGCAAACCAGAGTCAGACAGGAAGATCAAGTCTGTACCTATAGCCTGTATGCTGTCCCTAGCAATACAGCCAATACCAGTAATAGTGTCTGATAGAGTCATGCTGGAAGGAGAAGAAGCACCACTATATATTAGGATACTACGCTTACCAAAGATAACTAAGAAGTTGTTGAACTCTTGCAGAGCTACAATCTCATCGTATCCTGTAGGCCATACAGTAGTTATATCCAGTGAGCCTGCTGATCCACCATGCCAATCATCACCGTCCAGTAAGTCAGACCAGTAGACTGTGTAGGAATTGTTTGCTACATCTGCTGCCCAAAGTCTACCAAAGGAAGCTAACACTTCATTGGCTGCTGGTGCAGCGTGTCCACCTTGAGTTACTGCTGTAAGAGTAGTGCTGCCTGCAACGCTCATAAGTGCTGCATGTCCACTCTGGAAGAAGTAAACGTCATTGTTAAAGCTGACAATCTTCCAGTTGTTTGCTGTGATAGAGTAACCACCGGGAAGCGTTACTTCAGACAGCGTAGATGTCCCTGTAAATATCTTGTTGTTACCAGCAGAGAATACAGTTTTAGTTCCGTTTCTAGCACAGAACTCAAACACTGCCTCAATGCCACTACTAGACCCTAGAGGTGTAGCAGAGCTAGTAATCTTCTTTATGCCTTTACGTGCTGCAATACGACCAAACTTGTCAATAACAGCATTCTCAGCTACAGAGGCAAAGGCTGGGTCTTGAGTTACAGGAGAGTCTTGTGTGTTAAGTCCCTTGAACCCCGGAGCAGCAATATAAATGTTCTGTCTTTGTTGAGCCATTAGGGTACCGTATAGATAAATTCTTCAGGATTCTTGTAGGCATCTAAAGCAATAGCATCAGATAAATGTCTGTCTGCAATCAGGAAGTAATCCTGTGCTGTAGTACCCCCAGTTTCACCACGCTCTCTAGCTAACAAAGCTACAGCGTTGTGTACAATAGCGTTCTTAGGTAGAACTGTAGTGTCTGTATCACCAGACAATTCAGCTTCCCTAGCAATCAGGTCAAAGCGCATGTTAAATACACCTGATGGCTTAGGGTAAACTTTTACTTTAGTGTCACTGTTACTGTCAATACCACTAAATGTATATGAGTCAGGACTGCCAGTTACTTCACCAGAGATGTAATAAGCGTTATTAAACCAGTTAGGTGACTCATAACGCATAAAAAAATTAGATGTGTCGTTAATTACACTATATATTCTAACACGTTCTCCAGCGTTTGTCAAGGTATATTCTGTAGTATCTGCTACAGTAGGAACTACAATAGTTGTGCGTAGTGTAGACCACTGATGTGAGTCTTCTACAGTGCGCTTTGCGTCGTTAACAAAGTCACCTACCATCTTGCTGTAAGTGTTTTGTGCTACGCTACTTACTTCATCCTCTCGTAGCCTACGTAGTACCTCGTTGACTATGTTCAAGTATGTGGTACTCATCTACCGCCTGCTCCATATAAATTTTGCATAACTGCTTCTTGAAGTAAAGAGTCTTCAAACAAGCCCAGCCTATTTTGCACTTGATCTTCAGACAGTGATTGGAATGATTTAAGGTTACGTATTTGATCTGCTACTGTTTGGGCATAATTGTTTTCTGAACTATAGCTAATAGGTGTTTGAGATTCTTCTATAAAACCACTAAACAATCCTTGTAATACTGAAGGAGGTTGGTAGCTTCTGTTCTGCTGTAACCTTTCTACTAACTCAGGTGCTTGATATGTTTTCTTAAACTTGTAATCTTCAAAGTCTTGTGGTGTGTATGGTACAACTCCACTTCCTTGGTTTGCTAACAGCCCAGTAAGTAAGCCTATGCCTAGACCAGAGCCGCTACCAGCACCATCTCCATCTCCATCTCCATCTCCATCTCCAGAGCCATCACCATCACCATCATCTGGAGGGCCATCTGGAGGGCCATCTGGAGGGCCAACAGGAGGGCCAACAGGAGGAGGCTCCGTGGTAGTAGGAGGGCCAGTAGGAGGAGGTTCCGTGGTAGTAGGCGGCTCCGTAGTAGGTGGAGGCTCCGTAGTAGGTGGAGGCTCCGAAGTAGGCGGTGGCTCCGTAGTAGGCGGTGGCTCCGTAGTAGGCGGTGGCTC